ACTTTCTGTTATTGGTTATGTATCTGCCATATCCTATACGATACTAAGAGTAGGTTTTGACTTTTGGTGGTTGATAAATTATTGTTTGAGTTTATTATCAGCTATAATCATGATTATATTGTGGTTTAATTATAAAAAATAAATATGAAAAAAGCAATAGTAACAGGGGTAACTGGACAAGTCGGCTCATACATGGCAGATTTTCTTCTTAAATTTACAAACCTAGAGGTTTATGGAGCAATCAGAAGGCTGAGTGTCCCTAATCATAAGAATATAGAAAAAGCTAAACTAGATCCAAGATTCAAGCTAATTGAAATGGATCTGACTGATGAACATAGTATGTTCACGACAATTCAAGAAATCAAACCAGATTACTTTATAAATTTTGCTGCCAACTCTTTTGTTGGCAACAGCTGGCACATGCCAGCAAATCACTTTGACGTAAATGCTTTAGGCGTTATGCGACAACTAGAAGCTATTCGTAAGATCTGTCCCGATTGTAAATATTATAATGCTGGATCATCAGAAGAGTTTGGTGACGTTATGTATAGCCCACAAGATCTGAAACACCCACCAAGACCAAGAAGCCCATATGGAGCATCTAAAGTTGCTGCTAGGCAAATTGTAAAGGTGTGGCGAGATTCTTACAACTTATTTGCAGTTCAAGGATACCTATTTAATCACGAATCAGAGCGTCGTGGCGAAGAGTTTGTTACCAGAAAAATTTCTATGAATGTAGCTAGAATTAAAAAAGAGATAGAAAAAAATGTCAAAGGAGATACTTTTGAAATTAAACCTCTTGAATTAGGTAATCTAGACGCTAAACGTGATTGGAGTCATGCAAAAGATTTTGTTAGGGCTGTTTGGTTAATGTTGCAAGAAGATAAACCAAAAGATTATTTATTGGCTTCGGGAGAAACACATACAGTTAGAGAATTTGTTGAACTTGCTTTTAAACATGCAAATATAGGTGGTAATTATAACCCATCTGATTATAAATGGAGAGGCTCTGGCACAGACGAAGCATTATATTTTGGAACTATACCTATTGTAAAAATTAATAAAGAATTTTATAGACCAGCGGAAGTTGAATTATTGCTTGGAGACCCTTCGGAGGCTCAAAAAGACCTACATTGGGAAAAAAGTGTTGACTTTTCTACATTAGTCTGTAGGATGGTTGATAATGACATCGAAGAAATTAACGCCACATAAGAAAAGACAATCTATAATTAGTAGACTTGTCAATGTGCCAGAAAGCCAAAAGAGATTTTTTTGGGCCAGAGAAATGAAGCTTCTTAAAGATTTAGAAGTTCGATATTCTCTTGATTTCTTACAAATTGTTACTTTTCCTAAGAAATACGATAGCCTTGCATACATAGTATCAAAAGCGCTTAAAGAGACAATGGATAGAAAATGGCGCAATTTTAACTTTAAAGTTGACTTATCAAAATATGATCCATTTATTTTAGGAGAAAAAACTGGAAAAGATTATATTCCCGATGATAATAAACCAAAAAATACAAAAGATTTATTAAAATGAGTGATAAAGATTCAGAAATACTAGAAAGGTTCCTAAAAGATAAAAAAGGACATCATTATAACTTCGAAGAGTCAATTGACTATAAAGCATCAAGTGGGTCACTCCAACTTGATTTAAATTTAAATGGCGGATTTGGACCAGGTTTACACAGATTTGTCGGCATGAATGAAGGTGGTAAAACTTCTGCAGCGTTAGAAGTAATGAAAAATATGTTAAATACCCAAAACGACGCTAAAGGTTTCTATATCAAAGCGGAGGGTCGTTTATCTAATGAAATGGTAGCTCGTTCTGGTGTTAAATTCGTGTACGATGCTAAAGAATGGGTTGCAGGCACTTGTTTTGTGTTTGAAAGTAATATCTACGAGGTGGTTGTTGATGCAATCAAAACACTAGTAGAGCAAAACGAAGATAAATATAAGTATTGTTTTATACTAGATTCTGTAGATGGACTGATATCTCAACAGGATATAGATAAATCTTTTTATGATTCTAATAAAGTGGCAGGTGGCGCAGTTATCGCAGCTAACTTTATGAAGAGAATGTCTATATCTCTCGCAAAAAGGGGTCATATGGCTATTTTCATTAGCCAAGTGAGGGCAGACATCAAGTTAGACCCCTACTCAAAAGCTCCGATACGTCAGACGTCAGCAACAGGTGGTAACGCACTCTTGCACTTTGCAAACTACATTATTGAATTTGAGCCTCGATTTAAGTCTGATATGATTTTACAAGACCCAGCGAAAAAACAACCAGACCCCAAGACTAATCCTATAATTGGGCATTGGGCTAAAGCTACAATTAAGAAATCTCCAAATGAAAAGACAAACAATACTATTCCATATCCTATTAGATATGGTAGAACTGGAGGCAAGTCCGTTTGGGTAGAGAAGGAGCTTGTCGATCTATTGTATATGTGGGAGTTTGTCACCAAAAAAGGCGCTTGGATTACTATTGGAGAAGAGCTTAAAGAACTTGTGGTTGATGTTGTACAAGATTTACCAGAAAAAGTTCAAGGAGAGGCTAATCTATTTAAAATGATAGAAGAAAATGAAGCCCTATCTACATTTTTAATAAATTATTTTAAATCCAATATTGGTGAACTTTAAAACTCTATACGGTAAAGAAAAACCTCTTAGAAATCCACATAAATACAAAATAAAGTGGAACGGAAAATGCCGTAGTAAATTTCAAGCAGAAGTTAGAAAATATTTATATAAATATTGGAAATATGATGCCGTATATGAAGAATTTAAAGTCGTTGGGACTCAACTTTCTTTAGATTTTTACAATCATAATAAAAAAATAGCAATAGAGGTTCAAGGTGCTCAACATCTTAAGTTTGTTAAGCATTTTCATAAGACCAGGGCAAACTTTGTTCGTCAAATAAGAAGAGATAACAAAAAAATAGAGTTTTGTGAGCTAAATAACATAAAATTAATAGAAATTTATCCAGATGACGAATTATCTCAAGAATATTTCGAAAAGCTTTTAGGGTAGGTGTAAATGATATTATGGCGGAACCAAAATTTAAAAAATTCATGTTGCCCGAAAAGCTGACTAATCAATTATATGAACTAACTGGCTCCAAAAATGCATATAAAGGTTATATAATAGCTTATTGTGGGGAAGACGGAACCCCAGTAATATATTCTAGCTGTGATACTCAAATTACAGAAGCTGGACTTATGAGATGTTTAGAAGGATATATAGCTGAACAGGTTGGAAACGGAATGGAAGTTGAGCCAGAGGATTAATAAACTTGACAAATTAAATCGTCTATGTATCATGGGTTAAATGATATATAGTCTAGAGATAGAAAAACAAGTACTAGCGGCCTTTATACAAAAACCAAAATCATTAGTCAGCTTCATACATCTTATTAGCGAATCTGATTTTCATGATGGGTCTCTTTTGCATAGAACCCTTTTTGCGGTTTTAAAAAAAGCTTGCCAACAAGACGAATCTATTGATGAAATTGTTTTAGTTCAAAGAATAAAAGACCTTGGAATTAAATTTGAAGAAGATATTTCTCTTATTGATTATGTTAGATCTTTATCAATGCGAAAAATATATTCTAAAGAAAAGGTTGAATCATCTATTAAAGAATTAAAAAAGTATAGCGTCAGAAGGGAGATAGGTAAGACGGCTCAAAAAATTGCCGACTCTATGAAAAACATATCTCCAGATGTTTCTTATTTAAATATTATAGAATCTGCAGATCAGATATATAATGAAAAAATTAATTTATTCGAAGTGGGCGATGATATTCCTCAAAACATCTACGAAGAAATGGAAAGTTTTATAGAAGAGCGCGGCAATAATCCAGTCGACGAGTTTGGAATGATGGGGCCTCATGAAAAGATAAATGATATTTATGGCTCTTTGTTGAGGCCAGGAAATATAACCGTTATCGTAGCTAGGTCTGGTGTAGGTAAAACTCAGTTTTGTATGGACTACGCCACAAAAGTTTCTTCTCAATACAATGTTCCAGTATTACATTTTGATAATGGAGAAATGAGCAAAGAGGAGCTAATTATTCGTCAGTGTGCCGCTTTATCTGGCGTTCCAGCTTATCTATTAGAAAGTGGAAAATGGAGACAAGCTGGTCAAAATACAGTAGATAAAGTTCGTTCGGTTTGGTCTAAGGTTAAGAAACTTAAATTTTATTACTACAATGTCGGCGGTATGGACGTTGATTCTATGATAAATACTTTAAAAAGATTTTATTACTCAAAAGTAGGACGCGGCAACAATATGGTTTTTTCTTTTGATTATATTAAAACATCATCTGATGGGATTACTGGAAATAAAAATGAATGGCAGCTTGTTGGAGAAATGGTTGATAAGTTTAAAAAATGTATTCAAAAAGAAATAGTAGAAGACGGATCTCCAGTTGTTCCAATGATAACCTCTGTTCAATCAAACCGTAGCGGTATCACTACGAATCGAAATGCTCAAAATATTATAGATGACGAATCTATAGTTTCTTTATCTGACCGCATCACGCAGTTTTGTTCTCACATGTTTATATTAAGATCAAAAACAAATGATGAAATTGCAGAAGAGGGTAATCAGTTCGGGACGCATAAATTAATTAATGTTAAAGCTAGACACTTAGGTCGAGATATTGCTGGTGCCTGTGAACCAGTTCAAGTAGATGATAACCTTAGAAAAAACTTTATTAATTTAGAGTTTAAAAATTTTAATATAACCGAGCATGGAGATTTAAGAGATATCGTTACATTTAGAAATACTGGAGGAGATTTAATCTCTACAGAAACACAAACCCTTCCATCTTTTGAGGACCTATAATGAATTCATATCAACAATCCTTAGAGAAGCTGGGATATAACCTACAAGACTGCGGTAATCATTGGCGCAGTAGAGCCATTTATAGGAATGGAAAAACAAATACTTCTCTTATAATATATAAAGATAGTGGGGTTTGGAAAGATTTCGGCTTAGACAATCAAGCCAAGCCATTTACGGCATTAGTTAAGGAAACACTTAAAACAGAAGATTTTAAAGTATTAAAGCAATATTATCCAGATACCCAAGAAACATATATTGTAAATAAACCCAAAGAAGAAAAGATAGAAATGGAAAAAATATATCCAATTTCATATTTAGATAAACTTTTGCCAATGAGAACATTCTATGAAAAGAGGGGAATATCAGAAGGAACACAAAAAATATTTCAATGTGGTTATGCTGGCGGTGGTAAAATGTATAGGCGTATAGTTTTTCCTATTTATGATTTAGATAACCAAATACACGGATTCTCTGGTAGGACAGTGATAGAAGGAGACAATATTCCCAAATGGAAACATATGGGTCGCAAAACAAATTGGGTTTATCCAAATCATCTTGCTCATGAATATATAGATAAATCTGGAGAAGTTATTTTAGTAGAAAGTATTGGCGACTGCATGGCTCTTTATGAAGCTGGTTTTAAAAATGTATTAATGCTCGCTGGATTAGATATTTCCAATAAAATGATTTCATACTTAAATGCGTTTAACTTAGAACGTATTATTATTTCAACAAATAATGATAAAACAAAAGAAGTAAACTCTGGAGCTTTAGCTTCGGTTAAGATTGCTTCTAAGCTATCGACTGTATTTGATCTTTCCTTAATAAAAATTAATCCTCCCGTAAATAACGATTTTGGGGAGATGTTAGAGCGCGATACTGGTATGCTAAATAATTTTAAACAATGGTATCAACGAAAAGATAAGTGGTGCATGGGTGATCAAAAATTTCAAGAATATATTTTAAAACAAATAAATCAAAATGATCAACTTAAGAAAAATGTGCACTGCAAAAAATTAATTAAAATTTTAAAAATAAATGCAAGTTAAACTATCAGCTAGTCGCATAAAAACTGCACAAGCTTGTAGTTGGATATACTGGAACAAGTATAAGCAAAATTTACCAGACGCAAACAATGACGGAGCGCGTCGGGGAACAGTTTGCCACAACGCATTTGAATTTTTATCCAAACAAAAAACAAAAACACACTTTAATAAAATTATAAAATCTAAAGATCCCTTTGCATCTAAAGCGTTAAAAGATTTAATCATGTCGGACGCTTCAGAGCTTGGGGTTACCGACGATGACAATATGAATCTTATTAAGGAGATGATTCTTAACGGTCTTAATTGTAACTTTCATGGAGAAGATTTAGGCATACCAGACGAAGCTCATGCTGAGTTAGATTTTGACATAGAACAAAATGGTTATCACATTCGTGGATTTATTGATCAACTGTTTCTGTATAAAGATAAAAAGATTGCGATTATTCGCGACTACAAGACTAGTAAGAAAATGTTTGAAGGAAAAGAAAAAGAAGACAACCTTCAAGATTATATGTATTCTCTTGCGGTCAAAACTCTTTTTCCAGAATATGTAAATAGAACTTCTGAATTTTTGTTTTTAAAATTTAATTTAAAAAAAGACGGCTTGATGAAAATGAAGCCAATTGATGAAGACGACCTAGAAGGTTTCGAGTTACAGCTTGCATCAATTCAAGATTATCTAGAAAACTTTGATAAAAAAGATGCTGTATCAAATTTTGCTATAGATAAAGGTTTTCCAGAAGACGGTTCTTTTGGTGGTAAACTGCAATGCGGGTTCGCTACAGAAAAAGGGCAGCTAAAGAAAGACGGATCGCTGATGTGGCATTGTCCTTATAAGTTTGACTTTTGGCACGTAAAGATTTTAGATAAAGATGGAGAGTTTCACTCTTCTTGTTTTCAAGAAGACTTTAAGAAAGATATGGTTCCAGAAGGTGGCAGTCACGAAATTAAATATTATGAAGGTTGCCCAAAGCATTTAAAATGAAAAAATATACTATAACAAAATCCCAACTACGCAGAGCTAAAAGTCTTTTTGATTTTAAGGAATTAAATAACAGCATTACCAAAGGCAAAGGCAATCTTGCTGGAGCTGTTGGTGAAATTATTGTGAAAGATGCGTACGGTGGCAAAGGCGAAAACACCTACGATTATGATACTGTTATAGAAAACTATAAAGTAGATATAAAAACTAAAAAATTTTCAGATCAATTTGCCCCTAACGAAAACTGGAATTTAAATGTTTCTGATTATAATACAAAACAAAAATGCGATCTTTATTGTTTTGTTGGAGTTAATGAGTCAAACACTACAGCTTATATTTATGGGTTTATGAAAAAGAAAGATTTTTACGATAAAGCTGTATTTGGCAAAAAAGGGGAAGTAGATCCTAGGGGCAACGGCAAGTGGAAATTTAAATCAGATTGTTATAATATTTTAATTAAAGATTTAGCAATATAAGTATTGACAACCAACCAATTAAATGTATATTGGTTGTATGATACCGTTATTTAAATCACATTTTTCTATAGGAAAAAGTATTCTACGAATAGACGATATTCTGTCTTTAACAGAAGGCCTAGAACAAGTCTATTTTGTTGAAGATAATATGACTGGATTTCCAGAAGTCTTTAGAAAATTTGGAGAAAGGCTTAGATTTGGATTAAGATTTTCTATATATAACGAGGATCACAATCAAGAGTCTGAAAGTAGAATGATAGCTTTCGCTAATGGAGACGCGGGCGCAAAAGAATTATATAATCTTTATACTAAACAATCAGATACGAAAATTACAAAGCCGTGGGATGATACTAAAGAATTACAATATGTTGTTCCTTTTTATGATTCTTTCTTGCATAAGAACTTAACAACTTTTTCTAATTGTGTTGTTGATTTGCCTCAAGATGTTTCATTTATAGTAGAAGATAATAATCTTCCTTTCGATTCTTTAATCGAAAATAAAATAATATCATATTGCAAGAACCGCAACAATGAAATTGTTGGTGCTAAATCTATATATTATGAAAATCGTGAAGATGTTTTAGCTTTTCAAACTTATAAATTAATTTGTAACCGCAGAATAGGTAGAACTTATGATCTATCAAACCCTGGACTAGATCACTTTGGTAGTGATGAATTTTGCTTTGAATCATGGAAGAATTACTCAGATACAATTTTAAACAGCGCTACGTAGTTTTTGACACCGAGACAGAGGGTTTAAATTTAATTACTTCTAAGCCTTGGCAGATAGCTTGGATAGAATGTGAAGGCAAAAAAGTTATTAAAAAACATAATCGCTTTATTAAATGGGATAACCTAAATGTTTCTCCAGAAGCTGCTCGAGTTACTGGATTTAATAGAGACCATTATGAATCTGTTGCTGAAGATCCCCTTGTTGTTTGGAAAGACTTTGAAAAGGTTTTGTACAATGATAAGAATCTTATTGTTGGTCAGAATATCCTTGGTTACGACATTTATATATTAAATGTTTGGCTTCGCAACATTGGCGAAAGAATATCTCACGAAAACTATATCAATCGATGCTTTGACACAAAAGCCGTAGCTATGGCAATTGCAAAAGATAGTAAACATCCAGATAAAGACGATTTAATCGCTTGGCAATTGAGATATTTAAATTATAGAGAACGTGGTTTAAAAACAAATCAAAAATATTTATTAGAGCATTACGGTATTGACTTTGATGAAAAAAAGTTACATGATGCGTTATACGATATAGAAAAAAACTTTGAAATATTTCAAAAACAGTTATGGGAATTAGAAATTTAAAATCTTTTAAACAACCAATGCCAGTTGGTGTACGTTTGCCAGAGATTGAAGTAGAAAGGCGAGTTTACTATCAACTTGATCTAGACCCTAAATCTTCTAATTATGATCTTTTAAGGGCGTTATGTCTTCGCGGAGTAAAACAAAGAGGTATCGATAAATTAGATAACAAACAAGAATACTACGACAGAGTAAAGATGGAACTTTCTGTGTTAAATGATCTTGGTTTTGTTGATTATATACTTTTAAATTGGGACATTCTCAATTATTGCCACGAAAATGAGATCCCAACTGGGCCAGGTCGTGGTTCTGCAGCAGGCTCTTTAGTATTATTTTTATTAAAAGTTACAAATGTTGATCCAATTAAGTATGATTTGTTTTTTGAGAGATTTGTATCTAAGAGCAGGGCTAAAAAGACCATTGTTGACGATATAACGTACCTAGACGGCTCTTTGTTGGCTGATGTGGACAATGATATCAGTTATGATAGAAGAGCCCAGGTAATCAAATATATCGAAGAAAAGCATAAAGGCAAAACTTGTAAGATACTAACCTTGAACACATTAAGCAGTAAACTTTGTGTAAAGGAGTGTGGAAAGATAGTCGGACAGATGTCGGAAGATGAGGTGAATATAGTAAGTAATCACATTCCGAAGCAGTTTGGTAAGGTTTACAAGCTTGAAAAAGCTTACGATGAGAGCGATAAATTTAAAGAATTTGCGGACAAAAACAAAAAAATATATAAAATTGCAAAAAAATTAGAAGGATTAAACAAAAATACAGGAGTTCACCCATCTGGTATCGCCATTAGTTTCTACAATATTGAGGAAATAATGCCGATGCAAAGGACAAATGATGGCCATCTTATATCAGCTTACGACATGAATGACGTAGCATCTTTAATGGTCAAATTTGATATTCTTGGTCTCAGAACACTTTCTGTAGTAAATGACACTTGTCAACAGTTAGGCATAGAGATTGAAAATATAGATATAGAACTCCCAGAAATATATGAAAACTTCAAATTCATTGAGGCACCAAAGGGTTTGTTCCAGATTGAAGCGGATACAAACTTTAAAGTCTGTAAAAAAGTATCTCCAAGAAACTTGGATGAGTTGTCGGCAGTTGTTGCTATTGCTCGTCCTGGCGCACTCGATTACTTGGATACTTACAGCAACTATATCTCAAGCGGAGATTTCCAATCCGTCAATGAGTTTTTTGATGATATCTTATCTTATACTGGCGGTATTCCTCTATACCAAGAACAGTTAATGAAAATGGCAGTTAAGGTTGGCTTTACGCTTGATGAAGCGGAGCAACTAAGACGCATTGTTGGTAAGAAAAAAATCGATCAAATGCCAGCATGGAAAGCAAAGATTGAGCAAAAAATAGAAGAAAACAATCTTGATAAACAAGTCGGAGAGGTTCTTTGGAAAGTGGCCGAAGACTCTGCAAATTATTCATTTAATAAATCACACTCTATAAGTTATGCTATACTAGCAGCAATAACTACTTATCTTAAATTTAAACATCCACAAGAGTTCTTTTTATCTCTGCTTAAAATGACGAAGCATGAGCCAGATTCTCATGCAGAAATAGCTTTGATTAATCAAGAACTTTGTTTATTTAATATGAAGTTACTACCACCAGACTTATCTAAATCAGATATAGAATTTTCTATTGAAAATAAAAATATTAGATATGGCTTAAACAGTATAAAGGGCGTTTCAGAAAAAACTTTAGAAAACGTAGTTGAGTTTAATAAATCTCAATTACTAGAACACACTAAATACGATATATTTTTAGCGGCAAAGGACGCTGGAATTAATATTGGAATTTTATCTGGTCTGATACAAGGGGGCATGATGGATTCTTTCTGCGATCAATCAAGCGGTGTTCCAAATCGTTGTAGATTAGTTTTAGAAGCTCAATCTTTTAACCTACTTACAGACCGAGAAAAAAGAAATTTTTCTAAATTAGGCTCTAAATTTAATTATGATATTTTAAATTCTATAGCTTCAGTAAAGAAAGAAAATTGGCCAGCGGATGACGGTAGACCAATTATGAAAGATTCTAGATTTAACACATTCAAAAGAGACTATGATAGATACAGACAGATTTATGATAAGAATAAAAATCATTTGGTTTTTGCAAATTGGTTTTTTGAAAGAAAATATCTTGGCTATAGTCACTCAGTAAAAATTAAAGATGTATTTGGAAACTCTAGAGATCTTTATGATAGTTTAGAATTAAAATCTATACCAGATAATGATAGAGTTAAATTTGTTGGAGTCGTAACAGACTGTATTTCTAGAACTAGTAGGGCTGGAAATAAATATATGAGAGTGGAAATACAAGATGATTTTGGTAAGGTTAACTTCATGCTTATGAACAATAGCAGATCTGCTACTTTAGACAATTACTTAAATGAAGGTGGCAAGAAACCAAAGGAAGAACAAATAGTCTTTGTTTATGGTAGTAAAGGTGAAGATGTTATATTTGGTGAAAAAATAACAATACTAGATGAAAAAATTTATACAAAATTGTCTGAAATAAAGTAATGGATTTTTCTAAATTTAATTTAACACCTAGCGCAAAATCTGTTTTAATGAGCGCACAAGATGTCGCTCAAGATTCTGGTCATTTAAAAATTATTGATCTACATTTGCTTTTTTCAATTCTAGATCAAGATAATATAAATATAGATAGCGCTTTAAGATTTTGTGATCTAAGTAAAGATGGTTTACAGAATGCTGTTTTTTCTGCTATCGTTGCTTACAACGAGCCCCATAGAAAAAAAAGAATTTATGCTCCAGAGATATTGGAAATCATGGACGCTGCTTCTTTAATATCTCGATCTTTAAAACACGATTACATAGGTGTTGATCACATACTTCTTGCTATTATAAATACAAGATTAGAGCTATGTCAATTTTTAAAAAGTTTACAGGTAGATCTTGATAAATTTTCTGCAACTTTATCCAATTTTATAAAAAACGGCGTCGATAAAACTCCAGCTCCTGCTGGTCCCACGAAAAATGCAGAGCAACAAACAAAAGATCCTATTTCATCTTGTTGTGAAAATTTAAATAATAAAATTAAAGAAAGAAATACTTTTGAAATATTTGGAAGAAAAAAAGAAATCGATAGAGCTTTTGAAGTTTTATTAAGAAAAAATAAAAGCAATGTTATATTTGTTGGCGATGCTGGTGTTGGCAAAACTGCTATAGTTGAAGGAATGGCAGAACAAATAGTTAAAAGAACTTGCCCAGATCTTTTACTACATAAAGAAATAATATCTTTGGATATAGCTTCTGTTGTTTCGGGAACTATTTATAGAGGTCAAATGGAAGAAAAAATTAAGAACATTTTAGATTCTTTAAAAAAGAATCAATACCTTATATTATTTATAGATGAGATTCATACAATTATTGGTTCTGGAACAAGCTCTGAAGGTGGTTTAGATTTTGCCAATATATTAAAACCAGCTCTTTCAAGAGGTGAAATTTCTTGCATAGGCGCAACTACTTCAGATGAATACAAAAGATTTTTTGAAAAAGACACAGCTTTAGATAGAAGATTTGAAAAAATTGAGGTCAAAGAGCCTTCAAAAAAAGAAGTAAAAGAATTATTACAGAATGTTAAATTTTCATACGAAAATTTTCATACCGTCAAATACTCAGAAGCTACAATCAATCTTATTATAGACTTGTGTGATAGGTATTTACCTAAACAAAAATTTCCAGATAAAGCATTTGATGTGTTAGATGAATCTGGCGCTAAAACTAAAAAAGACCATATAATTAGACCTAAAAAAGCAAAAAATTTAGAGAACAAAATAATGAGTTCAGAACCAGGTAGTAAAGAATGTCAAAAATTACAAAAAGAATATGAAAAAATATTAAAAGAATGGGGTGAAACATTAAAAAACAGTAAATTTTCAGTTGACAAACAAACAATATATGATATTTTTGCTTTTAAATTAAATACGACTGCTGAAAATGTAAAAAGTGGCAAAAATATAAAAGTGGGTAATGCAATAGGGTTTCACTAAATTTATGAGAAAAATAAAACGTATAGTAAATACAATGAAGAAGAGCGGAGGTCGTTTTTTTGGCCTTCGGACAAAGGACGGATCTAGTTACAACGCTCAGTTTGTTAAGGAGACACCTAGTTACGTGGTAATTCACGACAGAAATGCTGGTCAAAGGCGAAAGTTTGCAAAAACAAGTCTGACTGGCTTAAATATGGGAGATGTCAAGATCTAATCTTCAAGGCGGTAGAAATACCGCCTTTTTTGTGTAATATATTTAATGGCGGAAAGGCAAAAAGTAAATTTTTCTGAGTATTTGACTAATAGGGTCGTATGTGAAACTTCATCTATTAAAATATCTACAGTCGAAAGAACTTATTTAGAAGAAATTTTTTCTGAAGACTTTTATTTAAAAGAAAAGTTTCCCGAAATAAATCAAATAACTGATTCTATAAAAGTGTTAGACAGAAATTTTTATTACGATATATATAGTCTTTCCTACGATAATCTTTCTTATATTATCAAAGTCGGAGAAAAACTAGATTCCTTTATTTTTGATAAAGAAAAAGAAGCTTTAGAGGCAATTAAAGAATTAAACTTGGCTCCAATTTATTTTAATACAGATTCTACTGAAGCATACTCTTATTTGTTAACATCTTTCGAGCATTCGCAATCTACAAAAGAGCTTGGCTTATCATATACACTTAATAATATAGAAATGTTAGGTTCTGCGCTTGCAAAAATACATAATCACACAAAACAAGAAGATAGCGAAAGAGATTATTTTTTAGAATCAATGTTTTCGCTTGGAGATTTTGAACAAACCACAAACTCAAATATTTACGAATCTTTACAAAAAATAAAAATATTTTCAGAATGCGAAGATTTATTAAGAAGTATTAAAAATAGCATTGAAATACAAAAATTTCCACAAAACGAGTCCTATGCTTGTTTATGTCATACAAATATAAACCCTAGCTCTATTTTAAATAGGCCAGGTCAACTTAAAATATGCAACTTTTATGCAAGCTTTTACTTGCACCCAGCTTGGGATTTAGCCTTCACATCTTATAAGTTACAACTTAATGATTATCCAATTTATGAAAAAAGATTTCTAGAAGCATATCACAAAGAATCTTTTATAAAAGAAGATGAATATAGTTATATTTTCTTTAAACAGTTAGCTCCTAAAATGATGCTTTATAATTTAGTCGTTAGTTATTTCTATACAATGACTATAACAAAAGAAGAAATGGGTAATCTCTTATCCTTATTTCAACAATATTCTACAATTAGAGAAGCTATAGAAGACGAATTCGCAGAATATATACCCACGCTCGATTCCATGTTT